CAGCATAGTCTTCTCGTCAGCAGTTCCTTTTAGAACTTCCTCAGTTATACCAAGCTGGCCATAAAGCATGTTTGTGAGGTATTCGACCTGCTTAAGAAGATTATTCTCAACCGGGCGGTTAAGCTGAGTTATTCGCTCGGTACCATCCGTGTAAGCTATACCATACTTGGAGCCAGTAAGCTGCGTTTCGATTTGCTTTCTTCGCTCTTCTGCCTGCTCTTTTCTGGTCTGGCTTTTAACTACATAAGGAAGCTGAATAATAAGGTCAAGCTTCCCGGAACTACTCTGCTCGTCTACTACATCGAGTAATGCGAGCTTACGAATAAGCCTCTGCAGAGTAGAGTTTGGTTCGTTCATCACTGCATACAGTGGATTCATGACAATAGCAACCATCTTTTTAGGAAGGGTCACTTCCTGATGCTTGCCGGTCTGATCGTTATATAAATCGACCTTAACATGCTGCGGATACCACTGAACAATCTTACCGACACGCATTGTGTTTATCTGATAAGAGTCCGAATATCGAGGATCAATAGAGGTTTCCACAGGAACAACGCACACTGAGCCCTCTTCAAGAAGTGACTGAACGATATCCTGAAGAAAATCTCTACTTGTCTGATCTATGTTAGCCTCAAGTGTGAGAACATTATTAAGACCAGACTTCATATCCTGTAAATATCGACCCTCTTCATCCTGCTTAACATGCTTCATGTCGATTGCCGCGGCGTCAATTGCAATTCGAGTAATTATCGACGCTACGACTGATCTTTCTCCACCTCTTCGGTAATAAAGCTTATCCGGGCGATAAGAAAAACCTCCGTATACAGCGGGCTGTATAGGAGGCGTCGGGTCTCTGCTTGTGAAAGCATTCCAGGCATGTTTTAGCCTATCTGAAAATTTATAGTCTGGCATTTAAAACCTCCTGAAATATTACCACCTTCCAGTCTGTGTACGTTTATAAGTTGTATTATAAGTGCCCGTAAACCCTATCACACGATACGGTGTCTCGGAATATGCTTTAACCGCGGCTTTCGCCTTGTTTTTCAGACCAGTCGCATTCTTTGCGGCCTTATACGTCTGAACATAGACGTCTGCCTGAGACATATACGCTTTTGCTATATCCTTATAAGGCTTATTAGAAAACCGCTTATAATCTTTCGCAGCTCTATTAGATTCTCTTCTTTCTAATTTAGCCGCTTTTTTATCAGCTTTATACTGCTTGATATAATCAGATTTCTTTATTTTTGTATTTTGAGCTTTTCTAGCTCTTTCAGCTGCTTTTCCCGCTCCGGTCTTTTCCGCATATGTTGGCGCGGCCAACTTTTTCTGCAGGGCTTCCTTTCCAGCATTAGCTGCCTTTTTAGCCACAGCCTTACGTGCCGAACGAAGTTCACTACGTGCAGCCATAGAAGCATCTGCTTTAGATAATGTGTCATCCCAAAGCGCGTTTGATTTAGCATAGTTCTTACTTTTTTTAATATATTGTGTCACAGGATGACGAGCTGAAAAATTATAAGATTTATCAAAAGCCTTGCTATATGACTTATGAGCTTTTCTATAATTAGAACGGGCATTTAAATAATTAGCCACATCTGGATCTTTACGTACGCCCCACTTCATGCCTTTTACGCCATGGTGATAGAGTTCATCACCGTACATTATTCTATAAACCACGTTTTCTCCTCCTATGCGCTTCTCTAAGCAATCCTTGCTCAGCTAATGCCTGAGCCTTTCCCTGAGCATTAAGATCTTTCGAATTTACGATTGCTCGTGTTGCAAATTTTGACCTACCGAGCGCTTGCATAGCTCTCTGATAATTATTTCTTGGCTTTCCAACTTTGCCAGACTGCAAATCTTGGGATGTCTTCTTGTAGTAGTCGGCATTATTGGAGTATGTTTGTGCTTTTCTCTTAAGACCTACTTTTGAAGCGGCGGCAGCCTTTGCTCTCTCAGCAGACTCATTTACTTTATAAGACTTACCAACGGCTTTTGCTCCAAGTTTTGCAGCTCGCCCTTTAACAGACTCATTATTCGACGTACTTTTTGCTTTTTTATATGCAGTTTTTGCCTTCTTATAATCTTTTTGCGCTTTATCTAGTGCTTTAGCATCTTTCTTCTCTTGGCCCCACAGTCGATCTGCTTTATTTTTCTTATTCGGATCTGTAAATTGAGACATCAAATGAAATGCCGAATAATTATAAGCTTTAGTAAATGATATATTAGCTCTTCGTTTTGCAGCATTAAGGTTGGCTTTAGCCTCCTTATAAGATACTTTTGCATTTTTTGCGGCAAGTTTATTCGCAATCTTTGCTCCATTTTTTGTCTTGGCTTTACTAGCTTTTGCCCGATCAGCATCTGCCGCTTTCTTAAGTTGCTGTGTCCTTGCCGCGGCATTCATACTAGCCAAAGTTTTATTCCCAGTGCGATTATAAAACCTCTGGTTTATTCCATATACTCCAGCAAGAGCTCGATGCCCGGTTCCAGCAAGAGAAGTAGGCTGTGCTTTACGATGCCCCCACCTCATCCCAGGAACTCCATAATGATAGAGCTCATCGTTTCTTACTATTCTATATTCCATAAATATCACCATAATTTAGTATCGCCAGGGCTTCTTTCTGTTAATTTAGTGGGTGCCAAAAGAGACCCATCTCCGTAATGAATAGCATCGTGCGTCTCCTTAGATACGCACACTAAATAATCCGGATTCAGAAGAAAGTCCGTGGCGTCCTTAATATCTTCTAAACTGATAGGATTCATGTGATGAACATAGATTCGTCCTGAGATTTCCCTATCAAAAATAGCCAGGTCACATCCTCGGTCTCTGGCTATTACAAAATTACGTATTTGTTTCCATTCAGTTGACCGATAAAATTTCTGGTTAAAATATCGATCAAAACCGAATGTTTCTTGCCCTACTTTGCCATCAAGTTTCAGATATTGAAACCTTTCTTCGAAGGTAGGTAGGATTAATAGATGCTGATATGTTCTCAACATTTTTATTTGCGTTTAGCTGCGGCTTTTCTATCCTTATATTCGATTGAACCGACTGACTTAATCGTGGATGTTCCAGCCCATTTTGATGTATTAAAGTTACGCATATCTCTCTGATCGCGATACGCCTTGACGCCATAGCCGGCAGTCGCAGCATAATATCCTACAGCACCTATTGTATTAAGCATCTTAGCCGCCTGATAATGACCAGGTCTAAGTACTCCGGCGTCATTCAGATCTTCAAGGCGCTTATTTAAATGCTTATATAAAGCATCATAACCTTTCGTAGCTCCGATTGAGAGAATAAGAGCAGTTCTCTTGCTACCAGATATCGTCTTGCCTTTTGCCGCGAGCTTAGCACCTCTATCAATAGACGCAACATTTCTTTCGTTTCTTTTAGCAGATCTTACTCGCCCCTGTAATTCGGCAATTCGGAAATCGTTATTCGGTTTGTTCTTGTTTGCTTTAGCTACATCTAAACGACGCTTAGCCTCGCCGGTTCTTATCTTAGCAACATTCCTCCTCGAGGTATCATTAACATCAAGATCGAGTGCATACCGCTTCCTACCAGCTTTTGTATATGAGCCATCTTCGTTCTGATACCGACGAATACCCCACTTCATACCTTTAACGCCATGATGGTAGAGTTCGTCTGAATTAATAATTCTATATCTCATTTTCGCAACCCCTGTTTCTTCTCTACTTTTTTAAGATGCTTCTTAGCAGATTGATAATCCATGTCAAAATTGACAATATTGTTGAAACCTTTTCGATTTTTAACCGCTTGATCGTAATTGTATCTAGCAGTTGCCAGTTCTATTTCAGAGTCAGTTAAAGGAACAGATTTTTTGATAGACATATTAGATTTCGGATTTATAAAGATTATCGGATCTTTTGCGCCATAGCCCATCTGTACATCGTTTACATCTAAAAGGGCATCATAGCCGTGCTTAGTTAGGGAATTAAAATACTCGGATCGTGCTTTGTATGTATTATTAGACATTAACGTTTGATTAAACGTGAAATATCCCTTATGCATTACCCAATCTTCCCCTTTTGTCTGTAGTTTTTTAGAAATCCGATTTGCATTCCAATCGCGAAATTTAGTTATTCCATGCAAATAATCAAGATCGGCATATGCACGTCCAATAGAATCTGATACTCCTTTCGGGTCTTTGCGGTACATTTCCATAAATAAAGTAGCTGCCTTTTCTTGACTCGGCATTTTAATGTCTTTATTTAAAACCAGCGTATTATTATACGGAGTATCGCCCAGGAATTTCATTCCGCTGGCGTATCGTCCTGCATAAGCATTTCTATCTGACTCAATATGTGAAGTATATACAGGAGCATTAGTTGATAAATCTCTACCCTTATTCCTAGAAATATTTTGGTATTCCGTTCCTTTAGCCAGTATTCGATCTGAAGCCATCGAACTAGTATAATACTTTTTTCTAACGCCCCACTTCATGCCTTTTACGCCGTGGTGTATCAAATAATCACTCATTTTGAATTCTATTCAAAGGCTTCCTTATTAGCCTTATATGCAATGTAAGCATCCATCATGGCTGCAACATTATCGATCTTGGCTTCGCGTCTCTTCTTAAGAAGTTTGCGGTTTCCGTTATTGTCCTCGACAGTTATGCAGTTTCCCATAGCGAACATCATAAGCTGCTCATCAAAAAGAAGCATCCTTTCTTCAGAGAGCTTCTTAAGTTCTCCTAAAGGAACTGATTCGGTCTTGGAACCCTGTGGAACTTTCACAATTCCAAATGGCCCGTTCTCGGTTTCCCATCTTTCCACAAACTCTCTTGCGTTATATGGGTCGAAACCGAATGAACGAACATCATAGTCACAATCGATAATATGACGATCAAGATCTTCGTAAACTTCCATCATGTCAAGCACTGTTCCGTCAAGAACTATAAGACTTCCTTCATTCAGAAATTCTTCATACTTAAGCCTGGTAGCACCCGGTAACTTCATCATGGTAAGAGACGTAATGTAACTTCGAGTCTTAATGCCAAACTTACCATTGCCGAGTGGGAACAAAAAAGTAAACGCGCAAAAGTCGTCCCCCTGAGAAAGGTCAGCTCCAAGTGCGCATGGCATGGACCAATAACTTCTTCTTCGGTGCAGGAGCGTCTCCTCGTATGTGAAGAAGAACGTGTAGCCTTCCATAGGAATACCAAACCTTTTGGCAAGAATGTCATTTCTGGCAGAAGGAGCGTGTTCAGCTCTTTCTACGTCAAGAAGATATGTTTCATAACTTACTGTTTTACCAAGATTTGGGTTTGCTTTAAGCCATATAGATGGATCTTTCTTACCTGCTTCTACTTCAGAAATATCGTCTAATCTGTAATACCAAATGGAGACGTGTGGGTTGTAATACTCGCCATTGAGAATATCCTCAATCTCCATCTTGATAGTATCTCCTATACCATTTCTTACAGTACCTTCAGAACTTGTAAGAATAATGAGATACTCGTCATTCTTCGATGCACCCTGCTCGATAGCACCGATTACATCCTCTCTGACATCGCCGGAAAGCCACTCATCAATAGTTGCTATCTTGTCTTTGTACCCCTGATTCTTATCTAGGCTCATAGGCCTTATAACAAGACTGGAATTTGTAAGGAAATTTTCGATACCTTTCTTTGTGGATGCAAGCTTAACTCTATTGGCTTTGCTTCCCGTTGTATTATGGATGTTTCCTTCTGTAAGAAATTGGAATAGCGGTCCTCGAGACCTTATGATTGCAGTACGTATAGGAGATAGTACCGTTTCAGATTGGGCCATTGTCGGGGATGTGGTCATTTGCTCTGTAGTAGAACCATCACATGTTAGGAAGTAGGCGTGAATTGCAGAGTCATACATAGACTTGGCCGCACCACGAGCTACTATAAGATACTGCTTTTGAGTTAGACGTTTCTTAATTCTTTTGCGAACATACCTGCCGGGCTTTCCGTCTTCCCCAGGCTCATAGACGCTTCTTTCTACAAAGTAATACCAGCAGAAGACTTGCTCGGCCCAAAGTTTGAATGAATCAAGAAGAGCCATGTCCGAGCCATCGGTCAGAGTTAGTTCGTTATTACAAAAAGCGACAAAACCATCCATAGCTTTGTCGTCGTAATAGATTCCGGGATTTCTTATAAGAGCGTCTATTCGATTCATCTCTTTTGAGATCCACTTATTAACGGGAATCTCGCCCCTCATTACGGCTTCCCGAAACTGGCCATAATAGTAAGGGGTCGCCGTATTAGATAGGGACATAAATTTTACTCCATTTTGAAATTCTAGAAGATGTAGCGGCAGCCTGCCATAGGATTAAAGCTCCAACCACGATAAATCATGAGGCCATCTATAG